ATGGATCCTAATCCTGAAAAAATAAAAGAGATTCAAAAGAAAACAGAACAATGGATTGAGGGATTAAAAGCTAAGGCACAAGCGGATTATGATAGAATATTAGCTACAAGACCTATGGCAAGAAAAGTTATGGGCCCCTTTGAAGAGTACTATGCTAAGATAGAAGAACAAGAATTACCAAAATGGATTAAATTACTTTTAAGACAAAAATATACTGAAACAGAAGTAGAATATGGTATTAGCCAAGATGAGATAAGAGAAGAATATAGAATTAAAATAGATGGAACTAAAGTCAAAGTTAAACGTAAACGCGGAAGAAAAAAATAATATATAAATATTTATAATCATGAAAATAGAAGCTTTTAGAAAAATTATTCGAGAAGAGGTAAGAGATGTGATTAAGGAAGAACTTTCTTTAATTATGAGTACTCCTATCACTGAAACTAAAGTAGTTCAGAAGCCGGTTGTAGAACAAAAAACAAAAAAACCATCATTATCTGAATTAACAGAGACAGTACAACAGACTACTCCACAACAACCTCAACAACCCACTCAACCTTTATTTGAAGGAGCAGGGGCTATATCTGACATCCTAAATCAAACACATGTTGAAGGTGGGTGGAGAAATATGAATGGAGGAACTATGACAGCTCAAAATGCTGTTGGTTTCCAAGGTGGAATGTCTGGAGCCGAAACTAAAGTAGTAAGCTCTGTAGATGAAATGATGGCCTCACAACCTAAAACCTCAGATATAAATCAAATATCAATTGATGCTGTTCCTGATTTTTCTGGATTAATGGGTAAAATGAAAGAATCAGGTAAAATTTAATGTCTTATATATTTAAAAATATTGATGTTTTAGATCTAAACCCTTCAACTGGGGTAGGTATAAATGTCCCTTTTAATGGCCCCACAGGTGTTAATACAACTTACACTACTGAAGATGCTATTAAAGCTAATTTATTAAATTTTATTTTAACAGGTAAAAGAGAAAGAGTAATGAATCCTGGCTTTGGAGCCGGATTATTAGGTTTAGCTCCCTCTTTAGAAAATCCTGAAGGTGATTCTGGAGTATTGTTTAACCAAATTACAGAAGAAAGAGTAGATCAAATTGAAAATTTAATTGTAGGGGGAGTTGATTTATACTTTCCAACAGTTAAAATAGAAGATTTAAAAGTAGAATTAGAACCTGATTCTAAAACAATTATGATATATTTAAAATATACTGTAATCAATACAAATATTGAAGACGAATTACAAATAAACCTCAATAATGGCAGAGTCTAAACAAATACAATATTTAAATAAAGACTTTGACGGGTTCAAGCAAAAATTACTTGAATTTGCTCAAGTCTATTATCCCGAAACCTACAATGACTTTTCAGAGACATCTGCAGGGATGATGTTAATTGAAATGGCATCATATGTTGGTGACGTTTTATCCTATTATGGTGATAATCAAGTTCAAGAAAACTTTTTAGAATTTGCTAAACAAAGAGATAACCTATTAGCTTTAGCTTATAATCATGGTTACTTTCCTCAAGTAACAAATGCTGCAACTACCGATGTAGACATTTATCAAACATTACCTGCAACTACAGAAGGAGGGTTAGTACAACCCGATTTTAATTATGCAATGATATTATCTGAGGGGTCACAAATCCAATCTTCAAATAATACAAGTGTTTTCTTTTATATAGAAGATAAAGTAGATTTTACAATTTCTGGAAGTGCAGATCCAACTGATGTATCTGTTTATTCTATTGATTCTAATAATCAACCTAATTTTTATCTACTAAAGAAAAAAGCTAAAGCAACAGCAGGTACACTTAAAACAAAAACATTTACATTTACAAACCCTCAAAGATTTTCTACTGTTGAAATAGAAGATACTAATATAATTGAGGTTGTAAAAATGACTGATAGTGATTCAAATAGATGGTATGAAGTACCCTATTTAGCTCAAGAAACTATATTTGATACTCAAACTAATATAGCTGCTAACGATCCATTATTAAATCAATATGATGAAACTACACCTTATCTTTTAAAAATTAAAAAGGTACCTCGTAGATTTATAAAACGATTTAAATCAAATAATAAACTTGAAATCCAATTTGGACCAGGTGTTTCATCAAACCCAGATGAAATTATAACTCCAAATTCAGATAATATAGGATTAGGATTACCTTATGGTACTGATAAACTAACCACAGCTTGGGATCCAGCTAACTTTCTATATACAAAAACATACGGTCTTGCTCCATCAAATACTACTTTAACAGTAGAATATCTTGTAGGAGGAGGAGCTACTTCAAACGTTACAGCTCAATCATTAACTATCCTATCTTCAGGTGATGTAACATTTTTCGGATCAAATTTAGATTCAACACTACAATCCACAGTTAGAAATTCTTTGGCATTTACTAATGATAAACCTGCTATTGGTGGAGCAAATGGAGATACAAATGAAGATATTAGAAGAAAATCAATTGCACAATATCCAACTCAATTACGTACTGTAACATTAGATGACTATTCTATTAGATCTTTATCTTTACCTTCAAAGTATGGTAAAATATCTAAAGTATATGTTTCACAAGAAGATGGTAGAAGAAATAAAACACAAGAAGAAAGATATGATACAAATGCTTTAGCATTATATCTTTTATCTAATAATTCTCAAGGTAATTTAACAGTTGCCGATCCTGCTTTAAAAGAAAACTTAAAAACATTTTTAGGTGAGTATAGAATGTTAACGGATGCTGTTAGAATTAAAGATGCATTTGTAATTAATATTGGAGTTGAATTTGATATTATAGTTCAACCTAATTTCAATAATAGATTAATTATTAACAATTGTATTGATGCTCTTAAAGCTTACTTTGATATTGACAAATGGCAAATTAATCAACCTATTTTAATCAATAATGTTCGTAACGTAATTGATAATGTAGAGGGTGTTCAAACAGTTAAAAGTTTACAAATTGTAAATAGAGTAGGTGAATCAAATGGATATTCAAAATATGCTTATGATGTACCTGGATCTACTATAAATGAGATATTATACCCATCTTTAGATCCTTCTATATTTGAATTAAGATACCCTGATACTGATATAAAAGGTAGAATTGTAACAAACTAAAAACATGGCAGTATATAAAATATTTCCCGAAAAAGATGCCTTTATTCAATCTAAATACCCTGCTCAAAATACAGGTTTAGATGAAATTTTAGACATTTCTAATTACAATGGAATCAATGAACAATCATCTGCTCAAGGTGATCTACCTGCCGTCACACGTGCATTAGTTCAATTCAAAACAGCGGATATAAGCAATATTGTAGACAATACAATAGGCGACGCGGCATTCCAAAGTAACTTGAGATTATACCTAGCAAACGCTGAAAATGCACCATTAGACTATACCCTAGAAGCATACCCTATATCAGGAGCTTGGGATATGGGAACGGGTAGAGTAAGCGATGTACCCAAAACAACTGATGGATGTTCATGGGGTTGGAGAGGAGAATCAGGTTCAAATGCTTGGACATCAGTAGGTGGAGATTGGTATACAGATAAATCAGGTTCATCCCAAACCTTTTTATATACAAGTGATAAAGACATTTCAATGGATGTTACTGACATGGTTAAACTATGGAACAGTAGTTCAATTGAAAATAATGGATTTATTGTTAAACACAGTGCGAGTATTGAATTTTCATCCTCATACGTGCAAACGCAGTAT